GCCATTTCGCAGGCAGTGCAGGCAGAATTGATTAAACAACGGCGACCCGGCGGCTTGCTGGCGGCTTAACCCATGGCAACTTTTACCTACACTCCAAGCTTTGAAGCAACCGAGGCAAGCAAGCCACGGGTCCGGCGTTTCCAGGCAGGTGACGGCTACGAGCAGCGGGTTATTTTTGGGCTTAACCCTGACCCAAAAGAGTGGACGTTGAGCTTTGCCAACCGGACAGATGCCGAGCGGGAAAACATAGTTTCATTTTTAGAGGCGCGTGGTGGCGTTGAATCTTTTGATTGGACTCCACCCCGCGGCAGCGCCGGGAAATACATTTGCGAAGAATGGCAGGTCACGTTAAGCAACTGCAATAACAACCAGGTACAAGCCACATTTCGCGAAGTATTTGAACCCTGATGACCGCACCCGCACTGTGGCAAGCTAGTTACGCCTACAACGTCGGTGATGTTGTACAGGCCACGATCCCACCAGCGACGGGATTCTTTTTCCGTTGCACGGTTGCCGGTACGACTAGCGCGACGGAACCGTTCTGGCCGACGGTCATCGGTAATACCACTGTCGATGGCACTGTCACATGGATGGCGGTCACCATCTTGTCAGGTGACTTCCAGACATCTAACCCCAGCGCAATCATCGAGCTATTTGAGCTGGAGCTGGTCACTGCCATCCATGGTAGCAACGAGGTTTATCGTTTCCACTCGGGCACCAACCTAGTCAATAACGGTGATGTGGTTTGGCGTGGCAATAGTTACCTGAAGTTTCCGATTGAAGCGGACGGGTTTGAGTACAGCGGCCAAGGAACATTGCCGCGGCCAAGGATTCGCGTTAGCAACATTTTTGGCACGGTTACTGCCATCATCCTCAGCCTGCCGGTTGGACTAGAGGGCGCCAAGATAACGCGCATCCGCACGCTGGCCAAATATCTCGATGCGGCTAACTTCCCGGTCAGTGGTGATGTGCTGCTGCTGGAAGATGGCGACATCCTGTTGCTGGAAGATGGCGGCCATTTCTTGCTGGAACCAACCAATCCAACAGAAGATACCAGCGCCGAGTTCCCGCGAGAGATTTATTACATCGACCGCAAAAGCGCAGAAAACCGCAACCTCGTTGAATTTGAGCTAGCGGCCAGCTTTGACCTTGCTGGTGTGCGGGCGCCCAAGCGGCAGTGCATCGCCAACCTGTGCCCATGGACCTACCGCTCTGCTGAATGCGGCTACACCGGCACCAACTATTTCGATGCAGCAGACCAGCCAGTGCTGAGCGCATCTGGTGACGTATGCGGCAAGCGGCTCAATAGCTGCCACCTGCGCTTTGGGCAGAATGCTGAACTACCGTTTGGTGGCTTCCCTGGCGTTGGTACAGTCAGCGGATGACAATGACCTGGCGCGACGCAGCACTAGAGCACGCCAAGGCGGAACAACCCCGCGAGGCCTGTGGGTTGCTGGTGGTCATCAAAGGCCGCGAGCATTACATTCCGTGTCGCAACCAAGCGGCAGCACCAGATCAGATGTTTGTGCTGTCAACTGAGGATTACGCCGCAGCCGAGGATCAAGGCGAGGTGTTGGCCATCGTCCACAGCCACCCAAGCACACCACCGCATCCATCACCAGCAGACCGCGCCGCATGTGAAGCCAGCGGCTTGCCTTGGTACATCGTCAACCCCAACCTAGAACTCTGGGGCGAATGCAAGCCATGCGGTTACAAGGCGCCATTGATTGGCCGCGAGTGGGTGTGGGCGGTGCATGACTGCTGGACACTGGCGCGTGACTGGTATGCCGAGCAGGGCATCAAGCTACGCGACTGGGAACGCTGCGCCAACCCAGAAGACTTTCAGGCCAAACCGTATTTTGATGATCGCTGGAAGGCGACAGGTTTTCGTGAGTTGCTACCTGATGAAGAACTAGAAAAAGGCGACCTGCTGTTCATGAGCATCAGCAGCCCTGGCCTGAACCATTGCGCCGTGTATCTAGGCGATCAGATGGTGTTGCATCATATGCAAAGTCGTTTGAGTAGCCGTGACCTTTACGGCGGATGGCTACTAAAATGCACAGGAAGGAGGTTGCGTCATGCTGCGTAAGATCAAGCTGTACGGCGCCCTCGCTAAGTTTGTCGGCCATCGGGTGCTAGAGGCAGATGTCGCCACTGCTGCCGAGGCGGTGCGCTTTTTGCTGACCAATTGGCCAGAGTTAGAAGCCCATATGGCGCAGCAGTATTACCGCGTCCACACCGCTGGCGAAGACCTGACGCTGGATGATGTCCACAACCCAATGGGTCGCGAGATTCAGATTGTGCCGGTGATGGCTGGCGCTGGTGCCATTGGGCGGATTCTGCTGGGCATTGCGTTGATTGCAGTTGCTTCTGTGGTCACCTTCGGCACGGCCGGCGGTTTATTTGCCGCTGGCGCACTTAATGCCGCAGTTTTTGGCTTAGGTGCTTCCTTGGTTTTGGGCGGTATCGCTCAATTGCTTACCCCTACACCCAAAACTGACGAAGACGAAGGCGACCCCAAAAAAAGTTTCAGCTTTAGCGGCATCCAGAACACCACGCGGGCTGGTGTGCCGGTGCCTGTTGTCTATGGCGAGATGCTGGTTGGCGGCATTGTTGTCAGTGCTGGCGCTGACATTGTGCAGGTGTCAGGCGTATGAGCATCTACGGTGCTGGTGGTGGTGGTAAGGGTAAAGGCGGCGGCGCCTTTCGTAAATCCACAGAAGCCAAAGACAACCTCGACTCAACGGCTTACGCCAAGATCGTTGAAATCCTTAGCGAAGGTGAGATCGAAGGGTTTGCCACGCCATCCCGCCTGGGATTGACGCAAGGCACGACGCAATACATGAACGCGTCGATGAAGGATATTTATTTCAACAAGACGCGGCTGCTTAATGCCACTGCCGACAACACACTGCCGCAGGAATCTGACTTTAACTTTCAAAACGTCACCGTCGTGACCAAATTTGGCACGCAAAGCCAGGCCTATGTGCCAGGGTTTGATGCCATCGAGGAAGAGATTTCAGTTGGTCAAGACGTGGTGCTCGCAACGCCAGTTGTCAAGACGATCATTGACACCAACGTCAACGCCGTCCGTTTGACATTAAGTGTGCCGTTGCTGCAAAAGGTACTCGACAACGGCGACATCGTTGGCACGTCATTGTCGCTAGCGATTGCAGTTCGTTATTTCGGTGGCAGTTACACCACCGTAATCACTGACACAATTTCAGGCCGCACGTCTGACTTGTATCAACGGGACTACATCGTTGACCTTGCTGGTGCGTTCCCTGTTGACATCCGCGTTAGCCGCACATCAGCGGAACCGGTCAGCATCAAGGAAACCAATGCTTTCTCATGGTCTAGCTACACCGAGCTGATTTACAAAAAGCTTAAGTATCCAAACACCGCTTACGTCGCTACACGAATTGATGCTGAGCAGTTCAGCAACATCCCGCAACGCGCCTACAAAATCCGTGGCATTAAGGTCGCTATCCCGAGCAATGCAACCGTTGACCTAGAGACCGGCAGGCTCACCTATTCCGGCATCTGGAATGGCACCTTCGGCGCTGCAGCATGGACCAGTGATCCGGCGTGGATCCTATGGGATCTGCTCACCAGCAGGCGCTATGGATTGGGTGATCACATCCAAGCCAACACACTGGACAAGTGGGCATTTTTTCAAGCTAGTAAATATTGCGCTGAGCTGGTATCAACTGGCCTAAATGATCCAATCAGCGAGCCACGATTTAGCTGCAATGTCAACATCCAAACGCAAGAAGAGGCCTACAAGCTCATCAACGATATGTGTTCAGTGTTCCGCGCCATGCCTTACTGGGCGGCTGGATCACTGAGCATGATGCAAGACCGGGCAGCAGATCCGGTTGCGCTATTCACCCTTGCCAATGTCAGTGAAGACGGCTTCAGCTACGAAACCAGCAGCCTGAAAACCCGCTCAACTGTTGTTGTTGTTGGCTGGCTCAACCTGGAGCTGGGCGACATTGACCGGGAAGTGGTCGAAGATCCTGAAGGCATCGCCCGTTATGGCGTAGTGACTAAAGAGGTCACGGCATTTGCCACCACCAGCCGGTCACAAGCGCATCGCGTGGGCGAGTGGATTCTCTACTCCGAGCGCTACGAGACAGAAGTATGCAGCTTCACCACCAGCTTGGAGAACGGCATCATCGTTCGACCTGGTGCTGTCATCAACATTGCCGATCCTGTTAAGTCTGGCGCTCGCCGCGCTGGCCGCATCAGTAGCGGAACCGCATCCACCGTCACGGTTGACAATGCAACTGACCTGCCAAGCACCGGCACCTTAAGCGTGGTGCTAGACGATGGCATCGTTGAATCGCGCACCATCACAGACCTGACTGCTGGTGTGTACACAGTCACGCCGCCGTTCAGCATGGCGCCGCAAAATGGTGGCGTGTGGATGGTTGAAACCAGCGACATCCAGCCGACGCAATGGAAAGTGCTGGGCATCCAAGAAGAAGAGGGCATCAATTATTCGATCACAGCCGTCAGCTACAACAGCAGCAAATACGACTATGTGGAGCGCGGCGCACCACTTGAAGCCCGCGACATCACCAACCTGAACGTGCCACCTGCAACACCGCAGGACTTGACCGGCACCGAGATTCTGTATCCGCTCAATGGTCGGGTTACTACCAAGCTGGCACTCACATGGAAGGGTGTGCGTGGCGTCAATGAGTACCGCATCCGGTGGCGTGCTGAATTTGGCAACTGGACAGAGGTTCGTCAGTACGGCCCGCTGTACGAGATCGAGGATGTCATCACTGGCAATTATCAGGTGGAGGTGTACGCCATCAGCGCAACGCAAATCATCAGCAGCGCACCGGCTGAGATGATGTTCTCGGTGACTGGCGTTGGCGCACCACCTGCTAACCCGACCGGCGTCAGCTTGGTGCCCATCAACGAAAGCACCGCCATCATCCAGTGGGATCTAGCCACCGACCTCGATGTGCTGATTGGCGGTGAGGTCTTGATTCGTCATGACCCGCGTGACATGCCAGCAGCGGAGTGGTCAACCAGTAACGCCATCGTGCAGGCAGCGGCTGGCAACCAAACCCAAAAGCAGGTGCCGTTGTTGGCTGGCACTTATTTCGTCGCCTTCCGTGATCAGTCCGGCGTGCGTTCACTGGTGCCGGTCGGCATCCATGCAGCATTGCCCACGCCGCAACCACGCCTGAGCGTAAAGGTCTGGGAAGAGCAAAACCTGGTGCCCAAGTTTGATGGCACCAAAACCAACTTCATCTACGACGCTGGCAAGGTTGCGCTGTACTTGAACCCAGCGACTGCACTGACCGGCACTTATGTCTACAAGGACACGCTGGACCTGACGCAGGTTTATGACATCAACCTTCGCCGCCGGATCATTAGCTATCCGGTCAGCACGTCAATCAACTTTGATAGCGTCGGGGTGGCATTGTCCGTGACTGGAATTGTCGCAGGCAAAAGGTATAAAATTGTTTCCATCGGTACAACAGATTTTCTTGCCATTGGCGCAGACAGCAATACCGTGGGCCTTGTTTTCACGGCAACAGGCCCTGGCACAGGTACTGGCACGGTGGATAGCTTTTTTGACGACCAACCCGGCAACTTCGACGGTAGTGACCTTGACCAAACCAACTGCATTACCTATGTCCGCACAACTAACGACAACCCAGCCGGCACGCCAACGTGGGGACCATGGAACGAGTTTGTTAATGCCGTGGTGCGAGCACGCGCCATCCAGGTGCGGGTGATTGGCATTACCCAAAGCAACCTAATCGGCTTGGCGATCTCAGACCTAGGTGCAACGGCTGAACTGCAGCAGCGGGTTGAATCTGGCAACCGCACTGGCGCCAACACCTACACGGTCACGTTTGCCCAGGCGTTTTATCAGACGCCGAACATCGTGATCAGCCCGTCGAACATGGCAACTGGTGACTACTACACGGTCACCGCCACCAGCCGCACCGGCTTCACTGTAAACTTCTACAACAGTGCCAATGCAGGCGTGACTCGCAGTTGCGATTACACTGCTACTGGCTACGGCAGAGAGATCGTCTAATGGCGCAAGCTGACCAGACCGTTCAGAACGACACATTCCCGACGGTCCGCGCTGACATCAACAACAACTTGGCCGCACTGTTTTCAAACAGCAGCGGCGTTCCTCAGCCATCAAGCACGGTGGCGTTTCAGGATTGGATCGACCTTGGAACGACAATCGATCCAACATCCACCTCCCCAGTCTGGAGAAAGCGCAATTCCAACAACAACGCCTGGATCAAGGTCGCCACGATTGTTGGTAATACAATCACCTTTGAAGGCACGCTGCCATCACAGACCAGCCAAAGCGGCAAGTACCTCACCACCAACGGCACTGTCGCAAGCTGGAATGCCATCCCGCCCGGCTCTAGCAAGGAAGTTTTTACCGCTAACGGCACATGGGTGAAGCCCACTGCTGGCACCATTGCACTGATCACGCTATGGGGTGGCGGTGGTAGCGGTGCGCGATACGGAGGAACAGCCGGCGGTGGCGGCGGTGGCGGTGCCTGCGTGCAGCGGCTTTTCCAGTTGTCGGATTTGCCCGGTTCTGCTGCGGTCACAATCGGCGCAGGTGGTGCAGCCATTGCATCCGGCACTGATGCCAATGGCAACGTTGGCGGCACCAGCAGCTTCGGCAGCTTGATGACTGCTTACGGTGGTGCTGGTGGTAGCCGCACCAATGTGGGAGGCACACTTATTGCTACTGGCGGCGGCGGCGGCGGCAGCCTGGCTGCTGGATCTAGCAGTACAGGCGGTGCTGGCCACGGCTCTACATTGACCGGCGGCAATGCAGGGGATACAGGTGATTACGGCGGTGCCGGTGGCGCTAGCGGCACAAGCAATGGCCCGGCTGCTTTCTGGGGTGGCGGCGGCGGTGGCGCTGCTTCTGTTGGCGGTTCTGCCACTCAACGCGCAGGTGGCGACAGCTTGAACGGTGGTGATGGCGCCACGTCCAACACCGGCACGGCTGCATCAGTGCCCGGTGGCGGTGGCGGTGGTTCTAATCAAACGGCAGTTGCCAGTGGTGCTGGCGGTGCTGGCCTCTGCATCGTCTATATCTGGTGATGACTATGAATTACGCAATCGTCGAAAACGGCATCGTCATCAATGTCACCGTCTGGGATGGTGAGGCATCATGGCAACCACCTGAAGGTTGCGATCTGGTGCCGCTGCAGGATGGCGCAGGTATTGGCTGGGGATATGCAGACGGCAGCTTTGTGGCGCCTGAAATCCCAGAAGCAGTAGAGTAGGCCATAAAGGACTGCTCCAGCAATGGCTGACCGTAAGATTTCGGACCTGACAGCACTGACTGCACCAGCGGCTGGTGACTACCTGCCCATCGTTGACATCAGCGAGGTTGCTGCTGCCAGTAAGAACAAGCGGATCACCATCGAGGAGTTGT